ATCTTTTGTGAAGTTCGAAGCATCATCAAAATTTGTTGAGGGCGAGGGGTTCGCCCCTCTTGTCCCCAGAAACATTTCTTCACGGGAACCAATTTACCAAGTGAGGACAGGCCCATGGACACATGCCCTTTCAAAATTTGTGGCAGAACAGTGGAGCCCTGACAATCCCCCCCAAACAAAAGAACCTTGTGCCCATATCATCTACACGTCTGGATTAGACGCTGGCCAGTTGGGCACAGCCTATTCTGAAGCCATCTTCAAAGCCAACAACTATCTGGTGATTGAGAATGATTTCTCTAGGTTCGACGGCTCCTTGTGCCCTGAGATGATTGCAGCTGAGCTGGCAATTTATGCATCATTTGAGCCACCGGATCTGGTCTGGGATGCTCTTCAACATCAACTTAGGTGCGATGGTGTTAGTTCAACTGGCTTCAAATTTCGTGGTGAAGGTAGGAGGAAAAGTGGGGATGGAAATACGTCAGTGGGGAACAGCATATTAAATGCCATGGCCCACGTGGAAGCTATCAAAACAGCCCCGTGGTTCCACGCAGTTGATTGGGCTAATTCCACCATGTTTGTCCTTGGTGATGACAACCTGTTGGTTCTCTCCCTATTTAAACCCCCTGGAGTGCAGTTGCCCCAGCTGATCAAGGAAACCTGCCAGGAGAAAATGAAGCGGATGGGTCTGCGCCCAAAGACGAAAGTTCACACTGGGATGGGAGAACCCGAGTTTTGCTCGGGCATGTTTTATCCCGTCTTGTGCGACGGGGATCCCGTTCTAGTTTGGGGCCCCAAAATTGGCCGCGTGTTGTACAAGACAGGGGTTGTCAAGGCAGACGGTGACGAATTGAAGAAAGAAATGAGGGCCCTCGCGGAGTACCGTGGGACGCTATTGGGCCTTATGCAAACTGTAGCACACATCCCAGTTTTGGGTGCGCTGTTCAAATCCCACTTAGCTTTTCTGGACAGACATGGAGTGACAAAGGCAATTATGCCAGAAAAGATGGAGCACCAAATTAGGGCCACAAAGAATTATGTGGCCTATGATGCCACATGGAATTTTGTTGCCGAGAGATACGGCATCTCGAGAGCCGAATTGGAGAATTTGGATGCCTCCTTGGTGGGTGCACCCATGCGTTTGGCGCTGGGTTCACCGTACCACGTGTTCACGGACGTAGACATTCCAGCTGAGGATGACCCCGACCCCACTTTGACCCATCTTGGGACCCCGATTGAATTGAGAGATGTCCCTTTGTCATTGGTCAGGCGCACGTGTTGGGAAAATGGGGGTCCCTACAGCTGCTCAATCTTTGCGTCTTTCATGCGTGGACTCGAACAGAGAATACCAGAAGAAGTGCCACCCCGCCTACCCGTACCAGTGAGACCTGAGGTTTTTCTCAGTGCGTGGTCCCTGGCTAGGTGCGAGTTGTTCGTGAGAAAC